GAGTAAGGCTTGTGCCTGCTTCTTAGCTTGTTCACGAAGAACAGCAACATCACGAAGCCTCTGCCTTGTTTCCTCGGAGATAGGAGGACGGGTCTTGCTAGAGGCAGACATACGGGCTTTAGTTTCATCAGAAAGCTTCATACCAAGACGAGCGAGAGCAACCTTTGCTGTATGCTCAGAGCTATGTGGTTTACCTTTCTGAACTTCACTAAGAGCAGCACAGTGCTCAGGGCTACGAACACGACCAGACATAGATTGGCTACGTTTAGTTCTAGCCTCTTGTGATTGTGCTGGTTTAGCCTTGGCAGAAGCAATCATCTTGGCACGAGATTCTTCCGAAAGAACACGACCAGATGCACCCTCACCACCATCAGTAAGGTTACATAAAGTGTAGCCCTCTGAACGATAGAAGGCAATCCTGTCCTTCTCATACGCGAAAGCGTCCACCTCAAGTTCGAAGTAACCTAAGAACTCGTAGGCTATACCATGTTTAGCAACAATATTATGCCACCATTGGTTTCGGCCAGAGTGAAAATAAATCCTCTTACCTGTACCTTTACCAACATAGAAAGGTTCGCCCGTATCTCCTTTCTTATGGAGATATACGAAAAACATATTATAATCCTTCCTTGTCAATGATAGCCTTAAGCTCCTCATCAGAGAGGTCTGACGTGCGAGTGGTCACCGTAGATTCAATTCGAGCAAGTTTGGGCATTTGATATTCGGCAAGCATAGACGCATACTTGGCAGCAGCCTCAAAATCGCTCTTATCTAGTGCGTCGTGTATGGCTAATTTCATAATTTCCAAGGGGCCAAGGTCAGGCAAATCAGCCATGATCTTGATGAAAGTACGAGCATTAAGCTTGTAGTTTTCTGCAACAGCCCGTTGGCACCACTTTTGTTCTGTTGATTTACGCTGTGCAGCCCGTGCAGCCTCACTGTTGAAAGGAATAAGCTGTGGATATTTATCCGCTTTGCTAACTTCTGACATAATTTATCCTTATTAATTAGGTTCTACTATTAGAGCCTTCCTATTAGGTACCGGCTAATCGGTATCTTCAACTGAAAGACACAAATGACTGAATCCGTCAAAACCAACCTCATCATCAACAACGTTACCCTCAAATGGGTCAAGCTTGCTGAACCTACCGACAACTACTCAGGAGACAAAAAGATTTACGAAGTACAGGCATCAGTGCCTAAGGCTCGTGAGTCTGAACTAGCCAAGTTCGGTAAGACTCGTCCTGCTAGCAAAGATGATGACTCAATGGTATGTATCAACCTTAGCAAGAACGCCTTCAAGAAGGATGGTTCTGAGGCAGCTAAGGTACGTGTTGTTGACCAGAACAAACTTCCACTTGACCCTAAGGTCATTGGTAATGGCTCTGTTGGTAACATCCTTGTTCTTCAGCAACCGTATGAAATTAAAAATCCCAAGACTGGTAAAGTAACCAAGTCAGGTACCAGCACTATGCTGATCGCTGTTCAGATCACTAAACTGGTTAAGTATGAGCCAACATCGTCAGTTGACTTTGATGTTGTTGAAACCAATGGTGATGCTAAAGAAGCATTCGACGACCAATTCTAACCACCACCCCGGAGGATATACATTAATTTGTGTATTCTCCGGGTAAACCGTTTTATATTATGAAAACATCCCAGATGAACATAAAACAGTTGCTAATCCACATCATGGAAAACCCAGAGTACCTGACTGATGGCTACTATGCGGAAGAACGAGCAGAAATCTGGAAGAGGTACCGAGAGCTAACCAATGAACCCGATTAAACTACTCTATGCCCTAGCAGTAACCATTGTACTATGGCCTATTGCTGTGATACTTAGGAGATTGAAATGACACACATCACCGCAATGAAACTGGCGCTGGAGGCGCTTGAGTGGGATTGTTTATACGCTCCTGTAATCCACACCAAAGCCATCGCCGCCCTGACTGCTGCTATGGCAGAGCCGAGTAAGCCTGTGGCTATTGCCTACGTTGGAAACATGGATCATGGCCCGTTTGACATTGCGCCTACTGCTTACGGATTTGACACGTTGAAAAATAAAGACAAGCTCTACACCCACCCGCCAGTGCCTGAGCCTGAGAGTGGTCCCGACCTGACCATAGCCTACATGAGTGGCTTTGCTGCTGGAAAGAAAGCAGCCGCACAGCCCAGCAAGCCAGAGCCTCTAAGTGATGAGATTAAACGGCTGACAACTGCACTCACTCTGTCCAACAAGACGATAACGGCTGTAGCCAATGATGGGCTTGCCGCCATTAACCGCAAAGACGCTGCACTGCAAACAGCACTTGAGTGGTTCGAGTGGTTCCATAACAAAGGCCACTCTAAACCCAAAGTTAGCAGTGTTGAAATCTACAACCAGATAAAAGAGGCACTAGAATGAGCAAACTAACACTAACCTTTGACATGGAGCAAGAAGCCCATGAAGCTACTAAGGCAGTACATGCTGATGAGGCTTGGAGGGCACTAGAGAACTGCTACCAAGCAGTACGTAACTACGAGAAGTACGATTTGGGTACTATCGAGAACCTTTGTAGCAACATTAGGGAAATCACAATGGAGGCACAGAAATGTCTGATGTAGAAAAGATGTACGAGGCTATGCGTTTGAAATGGGTTGAAACACGACCCGGTGTACCACCCAAACCAACATGGCATCAACTACAGCCACAACACCAAATGATGCTTATGCAGGCATTCCAGCAGATCATTTTAGTAATGGAGAATGCATGAACAGCTTATACGAATATCAACATGACGTAAAAGGTAGATGGATTGATTGTGAGCTTGAGTACGAGCCAGAAGACCAAGGTTCAGACGTAGCCCCCGGCTATCCTGAGTCATTAGTCCTTTGGTCAGCAAGAGTTCATGGTGTTGACATCACTGACCTCTTGTCTGAACAAGCCATTGACGAGATTGTTGATGGTGCCTACGAACAAATGAAGAAGGATGCTGAAGAAAACTTCCCGGTGCCAGACTACGATGACTAAGCTATACGAACTGAAGCGTGGTGACAAATTTGTCATCATTGATCCACAAGCAGAAGGCGCTCCATTCTCCATGAAAGTGGGCCTAGGTGGCATTTTAACCTTGAACCATATAGATGGTATGTACTCGCTCTGTCGTGATCACCTTGGAGCAATCTGCCACCCTGCTGCATGGACAGAGGTGGAACTGTACCAAGATGAACCCTGAGAGCGTAGTTGTACCTGTTGGATACACCACAGGTGAACTTGATTTTGATAACCCTTATAACCAATGGATGAATGATTATGAAATTCCCGAAGACAACCCAATTCGTAAACGGTCAATTCGCAAAGGTCTACCAACCGACAGGCACACGGGTCTACCGGGTGACGAATGTGATCAATCAGGATCTCATTGCAGTATCCCGAGTGGGCCTGTATCGGGTTGATGGCTTTACCTTGAACAAGACTGGTAAGCCGTTTATTGTGAGGAATAGCTGTCATATTGTGAAGTATATCCCTTGTAATATGGAGTAAATTAGCTGGTACCTAATAGAAAGGAGGGACGAAATGAAACACTATGTATACATACACTTTACAAAAGACGAGCTTCGGCCCTTCTACATAGGTAAAGGAAAAGATGGACGAAAGAATGTGTCTTCTGGCAGAAACAGGTTCTGGAAAAGAATAGTAGCCAAGCACGGGTTTGTTAGTGACTACCTAAAACACTTTGAGACACATGAAGATGCATTAAAGTACGAAATGGGAATGATCTCATTCTTTAAGCAAGAAGGCTACGAGTTAGCCAACCTAACCGAAGGTGGTGACGGGCAACTAGGCAGCAACTGGAACCTTGGGTCTAAAAGGACACCAGAGCAATGCAAAAGAATATCTGAAAGCCAGAAAGGAAGGCAGTTCTCAGACGAGCACAGACAGAAAATGTCTGAAGCTAGGAGAAAGAAAGATACTTCCGGAGAAAACAACCCAACATACAAAGGGCCTGTAACAGCTACCAATAGGGACACGGGCGAACAGATAATTTTGCACAACCAAAAAGAAATGCGAGATTTAGGGTTTAGCCCTGAGATCATATACAACTGCTTGTCAGGGCGACGTAAGCACAATAGAAACCACACTTTCACACGATAAACCGGGAGAAGATACTTAATTGTATTTTCTCCCTATTTTTTTTTACTAACAGAAAGATATTATGGCACACGAATTAGACCAACGCAAAGATGGAACGTACACAATGGGCCGACTAGAAGGAACTGACCAGTCATGGCATGGGCTAGAAGTGGTTGTACCTGTTAACTCAAGCGAAGAAACTTGGTTAACCGCGTCAGGTATGGACTTCCATATTGAACGATCACCAGTATGCTTTGTCGATAAAAACGGGTTAACCCACAACATGCCCACAAAGCATGTACTATATCGTGGGGATAGCCACAAGCCAATTTCAACAGTATCCGAAGGCTACAACCTAGTACAACCCCGAGAAGTAATGGGCTTCTTTACTGATCTTTGCAATCAAAACAAACTTGTTCTTAACACCGCAGGGGTAATCAAACAAAGCTCTAGATTCTGGGCACTCGCATCTACAGGCATTAAGACAACAATCGGTAATACAGATGTTGTTAAATCCTATATACTAATTGCTACAAGTGCTGATGGCTCTATGGCAACCACCGTTAAGCACACCTCTATTCGAGTAGTATGCAACAACACCCTGAGCCTATGTTTGAACAATAAAGAAGCAGCTATCCGGGTGCCTCACTCCACCTTCTTTAATGCTGAACAAGTCAAAATGGATTTGGGGCTAATCGAAAACGAATTCGACGAATTTGCGGGAATGGCTAATGAAATGCACGACTGGAAAGTCACTGATGAAGTAGCAAAGCATTGGTACGCTGAGTTCCTTGCTGGTAAAATCCTTGATGCTGATGAAGCTAACAAGTATGCTAACGAATCGCGTATGTTCAAGAACTTTTATGATGGATACAAGAATGGCAAAGGTGCAGAAGAAACTATGTGGGGTATTATCAATGGGGTCACCTACGTTGTGGATCATCTGCGTGGACGTAGTAATGATACTCGCATGGATTCAGCTATGTTCGGTACGGGTGCTGCATTGAAGGCTAAGGCTTGGAAGAAGGCTTTGAAGGAGGTCGTGTCTACGACCGACCCGGTGAGTGTATGATCACACTAACAGATGACGAGAAAGAGCTGCTCACCGATATGATCGAGTGGGCAGAAGAACATTACAATGAATCTGAATGGATGGATATCCTAATTCATCTTACTCAGAAGCTTGAGCAACTACTATGATCGCCTACAAACTATTTCGTAAACGAAAAGACGGGTCATACGGCCCACTGTTCATCAACCGTAAGCAACGACTACACAAAGGAGAAGTGTACGATGCAGAAGAACACCCAACTAAAGGATTTGCCTTCCGACCCGGTTGGCATTGTTGTGCTGAACCCATTGCACCCCACCTATCTAAGCGAGATCGGGTATGGTGTGTGGTTGAAATTCACTCATACACCAGTCACCAACGACCTGCTTCTCAAGGTGGGTTGTGGTTCACTGCTGATGATTTGAAGATACATAAGGAATTGACATGAAAATTACCCTCTCAGAAACAGAAATCCTAGAAGCAATCATGCATTACTTCTCAGATCAGATTAATGGGATCCATCAGTTTGCTCCTGAGTTCTCTATTAAGCTGAACGATGATGAGACAGTAGAAGTGATGCTGACCTTGGATGATACTAAATGAAACACTTCCCACATGGCCAACATGTATACCTCTGTGGCCCTATCGAAGGTCTCACCAAACTCGAAGCTAATGAATGGCGAGATGAAGCGAAAGTCCGACTTGCTCTTAGAAACATTGATGTCCTCGATCCAACACGACGAGTATCTTACATTGATTCGAAATGTGCACATGCAGACGCTCGTGTCTTCAAGTGTGACCTACAGGACATACATCACTCGTCGGTTCTCTTGGTAAACCTAAGCAACGAACTTCCCGGGGCAAAATGGGGTACAGTGGCTGAGTGCGCTCACGCCCATACCAAGAACAAAATAATCATTGTGTATCTTGCTCCCGGGCAGTGGGTTCACCCGTTCATCAGCCAGTATGCTACTGAGATTCATACGGATATGCATGATGCAGTAGACGCTGTTATGGAGTACTTTTTATGAAATACATAATCACAAGAGTGTTTGTGCTGGATGATAATAGAGAGCATGCTGTGTTTAATGGAGATGACTCCTGTATTGTTTGGGATGGCAGACCCTCTGTAATGTATGATAACAAAACAGAGATTGATGAAATGAGAATAGAGCTAGCCAATCTACGCGAGAGGTACCCTGAAACAGACTACAAATTATACTCGCTAAAGGAAACAACCTTATGATCGACTACATTCTCTTAGCTGTAGTACTAGTAATTGCCTACCTAGTATTCAACAACGATGATGACAACTGGCCTGATGGAGCACCCGCAGCATGATCCCAATCCTAATGATCACTGCTATCTATGGTTTATGGTACTGGGTTTCTTTTAAGGATCACTAATGTTTAAAGCAATATTCCTAACCTTTATCTACGTGATGTCATTGCGTATTATCTGGGTGCTATTATTCACTAAACGAAAGATCTACATATGAGTAAAATCAAAGAGGGTCTATGGGAAAAATCAACGGAGGATCTAATGACTGACTTTTATGACGAACAGATGAACAATATGTTCTTTAAAACTGACCCACGAATGGAATACAAACATCCAACTACAAGGGCTATGATGAGTGAAGAAATGGATAGGGCTATTAGTACTAAACCTAAGGACGCAGTAAACCCGCCTCACTACAAAGATATCATCCCTGGATTCCAGTACATGGAAATGATGGTGTATATGCTGAAGGGGAAAGACGGGGTAGAATCACACTTGTTTGGGCAGATCTATAAGTACTTGATGCGCTGTGGGTCTAAGGACGAAGAGGTACAAGAGTTGAGCAAGGCTAAGTGGTATCTGGATGCTCTACTGAAGTACAAGCAAGAAGGAAAGGTGCTATGATCCGAGTAGAATTTGGTAATAGCTGGGTAGAGATCTTCTATGATAACAGGTGTCTCTACCGAGGACCACAGGGTAATTGGGCAGATGAGATAGTTAGCTCCCTAACTGATACTCTGCCTGATGCTGATATTGAATACGTTGAGATTGACTTTAAGGATTAACATGAAATACGAACTTGATTTTGACTTTAACCTTGGTGATACCGTATACCATAAGTATAATGGTGGTGTACGTAAGGCAATTGTTACTAGCCTGTCAGCGGAAATCTCAAAGAACGTTGTCTTGTACTACGGGGTAACCGCTGAAAGTGGAAAAAACTACGCACCAATCCAAGGATTTGAACTGTTCTCATCACCCGGGAAGGCATTCGAATGAAACCAATGCTTCTCTGCCGAGATAAACCCGACTTAGACACACTCAAATACCCCGTCATGTGCTTCCCAAAGCTTGACGGGATTCGTTGTCTGGTGATCGATGGTGTTCCAAAGACACGTACACTAAAAGATGTACCCAACAAGCATATCCGAGAGGAACTCACTAAGCTTGGCTTGGGTGGATATGACGGTGAATTGATTGTTGGTGATGCTATCAGCCCTACTGTATATCGCGACACTAATTCTGTCGTAATGAGTCACGATAAAGTCGAGCATTTCTACTTCTTTGTGTTTGATTTCTTCCTGAGTGATAAGGGGTTCCATGATCGTCAACAAACACTCAAAGAGCTGACCAGAGCAAGGGCATTACCAGATAACATCCGGGTGCTTCAGGGTGCATGGTGCTTGGGTTCCTTGGCTGTACTGGACTACGAACAAGAGCAGCTAGACAAGGGCTACGAGGGTATCATTATCCGTAACCCTGACGCACCCTACAAACAAGGTCGTACCACTCTCAAGGAGAACAACACCTACAAGCTTAAACGGTTTGAAGATGGTGAAGCAGTAATCATCGGAATGGAAGAGGAACAACACAATGCCAATGAAGCCACCACCAACGAACTTGGAAGAACCTCCCGATCAATACACAAGGCAGGCATGGTTGGAAAGGGGACTATGGGAGCACTCATTGTTCAAGATCTTGTATCCAACATTCAGTTCAACATTGGCAGCGGCTTTGATGCCCGAGGAAGACAACACTTCTGGGACAATAAAGGGGAATTCATAGGACAAATTGTAAAGTATAAATCATTCGTTATCGGTGTTAAGGACAAGCCTAGGCATCCGATATTTCTTGGTATGAGATCACCGGAGGATATGTGACTAAAACAGAAATGTACAAACGGTTATGTGGTAATACTAAGCGGCCAACCCAAGGTGAATTCTTCCTATGGCTTCAACAAAAAGAGGTGATGGCTGAAGACAAGGGGTATGCAAAAGGCTACAAACAAAGAACCTTTGATTTGGGAACAATATTACGAACGATTTATTAGGAGTAACTATTAATGGCAAATAAGAAATTCAAAGCAGAACTGCTTAACTTCATCTCGATGATGGTTGGGACACCTGAAGGCATTCCAATCTTCAGCCGAGACTTTCAAGATGACTGGAAGCAGCGAGTAGCCTTAGCAGAAGCTGCAGCAGAAATCTACAACTTCTACGTCATGCCGGAAGACGAGATTGATGTAATAGACGCCGAGTAGCCGGTACCTAAAGGAACCACCATGAAACTAGAAATCGAAGAGGATACCTTGATTGTATCCCTATTCTTTGATGGTTGGGAAAAGAAACCAATCGCTAAAGCCCTAATTGATCTTGCCGAAATACAAAGGAAATACAATGAAATTGTTGACCATAACCAACTGGCAGATCCAGAATGGCTAGCAAAGTCCGGACTCCTGTAGTCTACCCTAAGAACGTCAAAGTCCACGTTACATCCCTAGCCAACAACCACCGTGAGATCAAAACCCTATTCCACAATATCCTTGCCGACTACGTAGAGAGGTTTCACCTTGAAGTCACCCAAGAGAAGGTCATGGTCGAATTCTGTCTAATCCAGATGGATGACGATGCTCCAACCAGTGGTTTAACCATCTGGTGTGAGCCTATAGAAGGGGAATTCGAGATAGGTCGAGCCAGAAACTTCAACAAGATCTTAGTTCAAGTACGTGATCCTTGGATTGAAAACTGGGAGCCTAACGTCTACACCCAACATGCCTACGTAGAAATCCTCTGTCATGAGATGGTGCATGTATGCCAAAAGCTTACAGGTAGAAAAGGATTTAAGGTACAGGGTGCACACTGGGACAAGAAAGATCATCGAGAATGCTACTACTTTGACCCTGTAGAGATTGAGGCTAGGTGCCTATCAGGGTTATATGCCGAGAAATACGGCGAGGATATTCTATGAGTAAATTAAGATATTGTTATGACGTAGAATGTGACGGGCTACTAGACAGGGTAACCAAGATATGGTGCCTTGTTTTAGTTAATCCTGATACAGGAGAAGTGAAACCCTATTCAGACCACGACCCTAAGCTACCAAAAGTGGCCGAGGGTTTGCAAGAGTTGAACAAAGCTGACATTATCTTTGGGCACAATTGTATTGGGTTTGACAACGTGGTGCTTAAGAAGGTACTAGGTTGGTCACCTGCGCCATCCGTGAGGGTGATTGATACGTGGATCATGTCAATGCTCTTGCAGTACAAGAGGGACCACAAACATGGTCTAGCTGGGTGGGGTGAGAAATTCAAGTTCCCTAAGCTTGAATTCAGTGACTTCACTCAGTACACCCAAGAGATGCTTACGTACTGCATCAGAGACGTTGAGTTGAATGTCTTGGTATACAAGGAGCTAACCCAGCAAGCCCAGAAGCTTATGACCAAGTACCCACTATTCAGTAAAGGACTGGAAGTGGAAATGGAGTTTGCTAAGATCGAAGCAGACATCCAGTACAAAGGCTGGAAGTTCGATATGGATGGTGCTATCAAACTACTAGGAGAGATCGATGATAAACTGGAAGCTATTGAACGCGTGTTGGAACCAAGGATCGGGTTACAGTGCGTCCGAACCGATGGAACAGTTACTAAGCAACCCGCATGGAGAAAAGACGGTTGCTATACCCTCGCTACTGTCAAGCACTTCGGGATTGAGGAAGAACGTGGAAGAACCGATCGTCCGATTGAAGGTGAGTACAGCCGAGTATCTTTTGAGCAAGGTAAAATCGGTCAAATTGAGATCGTAAAGAGCTACCTATACAGTATTGGGTGGGTTCCTGATGAGTGGAATGTGGAGAAGGTTGGTAACAAATGGATCAATAAGTCACCTAAGATCACTGAATCATCACTCGAAAAGCTAGGCCCAGAAGCCATGATGATCAGTGAATACTATACCATACGCTCTCGCAAGGGCATTCTAGAAGGATGGATTGATGCTGCAAAGAACAGTGATGGACGACTACATGGACGTATGTGGACTATTGGGACTCCGAGCTTTCGATGCAGGCACGAGATTGTCTGCAATATTCCAAGGGAAGACTCAGCCTACGGCGCAGAACTTCGCGAGTTGCTTACTTGTGAGCCGGGAACAAGCATTGTGGGAGCAGACTCAGCCGGGTGCCAAGTACGTGCCCTGTGTCACTACCTAGGGAACGACGAGTTCACTAAGGAGGTTGTACATGGGGACATCCATCAACGAAATGCCGATGCCTTGGGGGTATCCCGTAAAGCCAGCAAACCTTTCTTCTTTGCTTACTTGTTTGGTGCTGGTGCAGGGAAGCTAGGTAACATTCTGACTGGGAAGACTGATGCTAAGCTAGGTGCTCAGATGAAAGAAAAGTTCCAGAACTCGGTACCCGGGATGAAGCGATTAGTAACAACCCTAGAAGACGAGTACACCCGAACAGGGTCTGCATTCGGATCTGATAAGGCGCATATTCGTGGTCTAGATGGTAGGATTATCTTTGTTGCGTCCCCCCATCAGGTGCTTAACTACCTACTACAAACGACTGAGGCTATCACTTGCAAGGCCGCTATGGTGTGGGCTAGCAGGAAGTTAGCTGAGGAAAGAATCATGAACTACCCTATCATGCACTACCATGACGAAGCAGAATTCGTTGTTAAGGATGAAGATGTTGAACGAACTAAAGAAATATTGGCTGAAGCATTTACGGAGGGGCCGAAAATGTTTAATGTAACTTGTATGGCAGGGGAATCTAAGTCTGGAAAGACTTACCTTGCTGTTCACTAGATAACCCCTACCCTATCCAGAGGGTTTAATTTTCAAGGAACAAGATGGGTAAACATATAGCTATTATAGATGCAGAT